GGAACTTAATGGCACAAGCAAGAGGAAAATACGCAAAAGCAATATCAGACAGATCAGGTATGGAGTTTCCATATAATGAAATGGTTAAAGAATGGAATGGTCACTTAGTTCACAAATCAGAGTTTGAAGCAAAACATCCACAATTAGAATTAAGATCTAGATCAGGAGATTCACAAGGTTTATTTAATGCAAGACCTGCAAGAACAGAAAATGAAGTTGCTGCTATGTTAGGTAACAACCCTTTTTCTATTACTGCAAGTTCTCAAACAATTACCGTAACAGAGATAAATCATGGAAGAAGTTCAAGTGATACTGTAAGATTTAGAAATGTTAGAGGAAGCCCTGGTGGAGTGCCTGCATCTACATTTGAAAATTCTTCAGGATTTAGTATAACAGTTACGACAACAGATAAATACACTTTTAGTTTAGGGGCAACTCCAAGTGTAACAGAAAAAGGAGGAGGACCAACTGTGTCTGCAGGACCAGTTAGTTTATCAGCGTAATGGCAGGATTAAGTGCATCAGGATTAAAAACACAAATAAGAAGTTACACAGAAGTAGACTCAACTGTATTATCAGATAGTGTATTAGAAAATATCATCTTAAATGCACAATACAGAATTTTTAGAGATTTGCCTATTGATGCAGATAGAAAAACATCTACAGGTAATTTTACATCTGGAACAGGCACTGTAACTGTACCAGCAGGAGCTGTATTTATTAGAGCAGTTCAGGTTTATACTGCAACTGGATCTACCTTTACTGGTGCCAATGTATATTTAGAAAAAAGAGATATTACATTTTTAGAAGAATATATTTCAGCAACCACATCCACTGGAACACCAAAATACTATGCAATGTTAGATACAGGAGCAACTGGAGAAAGCTCATCAAACTCTGGATCTATTATTGTATCACCAACACCGAGTGCAACATTTGCATACAAAATACACTACAACGCAATACCAGCATTATTAGAAAATGATGATACTAATTATATTAGTATGAATTTTCCAAATGGTCTGCTATATTGTTGTCTAGCAGAAGCTTATGGTTTCTTAAAAGGTCCAGCTGATATGCTGCAATTATACGAACAAAAGTATCAACAAGAAGTACAAAAATTTGGAGGAGAACAAATAGGTAGAAGACGAAGAGATGACTATACAGATGGAACAGTCAGAATACCAGTTAATTCACCTTCACCTTAAGGATTAAATTATGGCATCAACATTTTCAGATCTAGGTATTGAACTAATGGCAACCGGCGAAAATGCCGGTACATGGGGGACAAAAACTAATACTAACTTACAAATTGTAGAAAAAGCAATTGCTGGTTACGTAGAAAAGTCTATTGCTGGCGGTGCACAAACAACGCAATTAACAATTACAGATGGTGACACAACTGAGTCAACATCTGTTGCAAGACATGCAGTTATAAAATTAACAGGAACTATTACAGGTAATCAAGTTGTAACTGTTCCAGATTCAATTGAAAAAGTTTATATTGTAGTAAACGGAACATCAGGTTCTTTTACTGTTCAATTTAAAACTGCATCAGGAACTGGTGTAACTTTTGGTGCATCTGATAAAGGAACAAGATTATTATTTTCTGATGGAACAAATATTGTAGACACTGCAACAGGTGGTGTTGGAAGTTACGATCTTAATGGTGATTCATTAATATTAGATGAAGACCAAGATACTACAATTACAGCGGATACAGATGATCAAATAGATATTGCAATTGCTGGCGCAGATGATTTTAGATTTACAGCAAATACTTTTACAGCTTTATCTGGAAGTAGTGTGGTTATACCAGATGGTGGTTTAACTTTAGGTAGCACTGCTGTTTCTTCAACAGCAGCTGAACTTAATATTCTTGATGGTGTAACATCGACTGCAGCAGAATTAAACATCTTAGATGGTGTAACATCAACAACAGCAGAGTTAAATATACTTGATGGTGTAACGTCAACAGCAGCAGAATTAAATTTATTAGATGGTATTACTGCAGGAACTGTATCTGCATCTTTAGCAGTTATAGTCGATTCAAATAAAGATATATCTGGATTTAGAAATCTAAGTATCACGGGAGATCTTACAGTTGCTGGTGATGACATTACCATGGGTACAAATACTTCAGGTAATTTATTAATTGCAGATGGCACAAACTTTAATTCAGTGGCAGTAGGATCACTATCAGAAATATCTACGGTCGCTGGTGATGACGTATTTTTAGCAGTAGACACTTCAGGTGGTGGACTTAAAAAAATTACAAGATCAACTATAGTTTCAGGGTTAGCTACATCGGGTGCAATATCAAATGTTGTAGAAGATACTACACCTCAACTAGGTGGTAATCTTGATATGAATGGTCAAGATATTATTACTACATCAAACGCAGATATAGAACTAGCACCAAATGGAACAGGTCATGTAACTATTAAAGGTAATACTAATCAAGGTACTCTTCAACTTAATTGTGAAAATAATTCTCATGGTCAACAAATAGTAGCTGCACCACACTCAGAAAGTGCTAATAATGTTTTAACTCTTCCTAGCACTGGTGGCGATGCTAGATTAGTATCAACAGCTTCAACTGCTACATTAACTAACAAAACTTTAACCACTCCAAAAATAGCAGAGATAGATTCTTTATCATCTGGTAGCATAACACTTGATGCAGAAGCAGATATTATATTAGATGCAGATGGTGCAGATATAATTTTTAAAGATGCAGGGACATCAATCGCTACGTTTACAAATAGCTCAACTGATTTTATTATTGAATCTGTAACGTCAGATAAAGATATAATATTTAAAGTTAACGATGGAGGTTCTTCAACTGAAGTTGCTAGATTTGATGGAGATGTTTCTGCATTACTCATGGCTTCAGGTAAAAAAATTATGTTAGGAGCTGCTGAAGAAACAATTTCAGGTGATGGTACAGATATTACTTTTGAAGTTGGATCAAGTGGTGACATAAATATCCCTGCAAATATAGGATTAACTTTTGGTGACGATGGTGAAAAAATTGAAGGCGATGGTACAGATTTAACTATTGCTGGTAATAACATTAATTTAACAGCTGTTGCTGATGTAAATATACCATCAGGGGTAGGATTAACTTTTGCAACTGCAGAAAAAATTGAATCTGATGGAACTGATTTATCTATTACAGTTGGATCTGGTGGGGATATTAACGTAGGTGCTGATATAGGTATTACATTTGGTGACGATGGTGAAAAAATTGAAGGTGATGGTACAGATTTAACAATAGCATCAAGTGCTAAAATTAATCTAACAGCTACATCAGATGTGCATATTCCAAATAATGTTGGAATAGTTTTTGGTGGAGACTCAGAAAAAATTGAAGGTGATGGCACTGACATGACTATTAGTGCTAATAATTTAACAATTGACGCTGCTGCAGATATTAATTTAGATGCTGATGGTGCTGATGTTAATATTAAAGATGGTGGCACAACAATATTATCTTTTACAAATAGTTCTAGTGACGCTGTAGTAACTGCGGGTGTGCAGGATAAAGATATTATTTTTAAAGGTGATGATGGTGGTTCTGCTGTTACAGCTTTAACTTTAGACATGTCTGCATCTGGGTCAGCTATTTTTGGAGCTGCAGCGTACAATGCAGAAGTAACTTTAACAGATGCTTCAACTATTTCTTGGGATGTATCTACATCACCAGTTGCAAAAGTCACACTTGGAGCAAATAGAACTTTAGGAGCTGGATCAAACGCTGTTGCTGGTCAGTTTGTTTCATTACTTGTCATACAAGATGGCACAGGATCAAGAACATTGTCGTTTAATGCTGCGTATGAGTTTGCTTCAGACACAGCTCCAACATTAACAACGACTGCATCAAAAGGAGATTTATTCGTCTTTAGATATAATGGAAGTAAGTTTTTAGAAGTAGGGAGGAATTTAGCATTGACGCTAAGTTAATAATATATGTTTGCATTAGTAGAATCAGGATCAATAACAAAATACTTTAGTGGTAATAAAGGTATTACAATTGGAGATGTTCAATATCCAAAATCAATATTTACTTTATGGACTAAAAACGAAAGAGAAGCTATTGGTATATATGAAGTAGAAACAGATAGCACAAATTATAAAGATGAAAAATGGTACATTAATACCAATGAGTCTTTTGCATTTGCAAACGGTAAAGTAACTAAATCATGGGGTACAGCTACAGCTAAAGAACACGCAGATACTTTATACACATCTCAAGATAAAACAGATGGTAATATACCAGAGGGTAAAGACGTAGGTGATGTAAAACAAGAGGGATTAAAAACAATATTAATAAAACATATAAAAGCACAAGCCGCATCAGAATTACAAAATACAGATTGGTATGTGGTTAGAAAAGCAGATGCAGGTACAGCCGTGCCATCGTCTATTACAAATCATAGAGCAGCTGTGAGAACTAAAGCAGCTGAAATGGAAACAGCTATTACAAATGCTAGTGATACGCCAGCTTTAGAAACTTTATACAAATATACAGAACAAGAGGATGGTTCAATTACAAGACCATTAGGTGAACTTCCAACGTTGGAGTCTTAATGCCTAATATTCTTGGAGCAAATTCAGTTACAGACACCGGTCACGATGTAGCTCAATCTACAATGCTTGAATCAAATTCTTATTATTCAAGAAGTGCATCAGGTGGAAGTCAAAGAACATTTACATTGAGTTTTTGGGTTAAAAGATCAATGTTAAATACAGGACATCATCAATATGTGTATAGTGCTTATCAAGATGCTAATAATAGAATTTCTATTGCTTTTTTAAGCACTAATACGTTTGTTGTATTTGCTCAAGACTCATCAGGAACACAATTATATCTTCAAACTAATAAACAGTTTAAAGATCCTTCTGCTTGGATGAATATCGTAGTTGCTGTGGATACAACACAGGGAACAGCAAGTAACAGAGTAAAACTTTATGTTAATGGAACACAAGAAACATCTTTTCAAGATGAAACCTATCCAGATCAAAACGAAGATTTAATAACTAATACAACTATTTATATAGGAGCCTATACTACAAGTGCTAATTTTTTTTGTGGCTATTTAGCAGAGTATGTCTATATTGATGGCAGTGCATTAGCTCCAACATCATTTGGAGAATTTGATGACGATAGTCCTAATATATGGAAACCTAAAGATGTATCTGGTTTAACATTTGGAACAACAGGTTTTTATTTAAACTTTGCAACTAGAGCAACTGATCCTATAGATGCTTCAGGAAATAGTAATAATTTTTCAAGTTCAAATGTTTTATCAACAGATCACTCCATTGATACCTGTACAAATAATTTTGTAACATTTAATCCTTTAGATGTTACAAATCTACAAAGTGTTGGGAATATTTCAACTTTTTCAGAAGGTAATTTATCAGTTACAGGAAATAATACAAGTGGTGCTGGAACAATAGGTGTTAGTCAAGGCAAATGGTATTTTGAAGTAAAAAATGTAAATGGTGGAGATAATTCTGATGGAGTAGGTTTTTATAATATAGATACATCACAAGAAGTTATTTATAGAGATAGAGCTAAATTTAGATTTGGTAGTTCTCAATCTGATTATGGTGCTACTTGGCAAAGTGCTGGAGATATAATTGGAATTGTTTTAGATTTAGATAATACTACAATTACTTTTTATAAAAATGGAGCAAGTCAAGGAAACGCTAAAACTGATTTACCTGCTGGAACTTATGTTCCTTTGATATATAATAGACGAGTTAATAGCACTAGTGTTTTAACAGCAAACTTTGGCTCTCCACTATTTTCAATATCATCAGGAAATTCTGATCCAGCAGGTTATGGTAATTTTGAATATCCAACAAATAGTGGATATGCAATCAACACAAAAAACCTAGCGGAGTATGGATAATGGCTTATACGACTATAGATGACCCATTACAATATTTTAACACTGTTCTTTATACAGGTACAGGATCAAGTACAAATGTAACAGGGGTTGGATTCAATCCCGATTGGGTCTGGATTAAGTGCCGAAGTCATGACGTAACTGATCATGTTTTATTTGATAGAGTAAGGGGTGCTGGACAAAGATTAGTTTCAGGTGATTTTGGTGATGAAGAAACTCAAACAGGTATAATGAGTGCTTTTGTAACTGATGGTGTTACTGTTGGTACCGGTGGTGCATCAAATGGTTCAAGTAGAACTTATGCTATGTGGAATTGGTTAGCTGGTGGTTCTGCATCATCAAACTCAAATGGAAGTATTACATCAAATGTATCTGCAAACCAAACAGCAGGATTTAGTATTGTGACTTATACGGGAACAGGGTCAAACGCTACAGTTGGGCATGGATTAGGTTCTGTGCCTAGATTTATTGTAACTAAAGATCGAGATTCTGGTAGTAGTTATGGTTGGTATACCTATCACGCAAGTCAGGGTGCTACAAAAAATCTTTACTTTCACACTGCCGATAGTGAAGTAACAAGTAGTGATAGATGGCAAGATACAACACCTACATCTTCAGTATTTTACGTTGGCACAAATGGTGGAGTAAATGGAAGTTCATCTGGTATGTTAGCCTATTGTTTTGCAGAAAAAAAAGGCTATAGCAAATTTGGAAGCTACACAGGAAATGGAAATTCAGATGGAACATTTGTTTATACAGGATTTCGACCAGCTTGGGTATTATTTAAAAGAACAAACGGTAATGGAAATTGGCAGTTAATAGACGACAAAAGATTAGGATATAATCCTGAAAGTAGAACATTCTATATAAACAATCAATTATCAGAACAAGATGAAACTGATGCTGATATATTTTCAAATGGTTTTAGATTAACAAATACAGGTTCAGATAGTAATGGTTCTGGAGATACATACGTCTATCTCGCTTTTGCACACTCACCATTCGTAAATTCTAATGGAGTACCAAATAACGCAAGGTAAAATATTATGTTACAAAAAGTAAAATTTGCACCAGGATTTAATAAACAGGTTACATCGACAGGTGGTGAAAGCCAATGGGTTGATGGTGACAATGTTCGTTTTAGATATGGTACACCTGAAAAGATAGGTGGTTGGTCACAATTAGGATCTGTTCAAATAACAGGTAGAGCAACAGCTATTCATCACTTTGTAAATACATCAGGTATTAAATATGCTATCTTAGGGACAAATAGAATTTTATACGCATACTCTGGCGGTATCTTTTATGATATACATCCTATAAAATCTACAACAACTTTAACAAGTGCATTTAGTACAACTAACGGTTCAAAGACTGTAACTTTAACTTTTTCATCAGCGCACAATGTAAATAAATTTGATATTCTATTATTAGACAACTTTAGTGCCATTACTAACTCTGGTTTTACGTCTTCTGATTTTGATGACAAAAAATTTATGGTAACATCAATACCAACCGATACAACACTTACAATAGAAATGGAGTCAAACGAATCTGGATCTGGCGCGTCTACATCTGGTGGCATAAGGGTTCAACATTACTACCCTGTAGGACCAGCTGTTGAGGTTGCATCCACAGGTTGGGGACTTGGATCATGGGGTGGGCAACAAGCAGGTCAGTTTACATCTACATTATCATCATCAATAAATGCAAGTGTAACTAGTTTAACAATGGCCAGCTCATCTTCATTTCCATCATCAGGTACGGTTTTGATAGGGTCTGAACTTATAACTTACACTAGTAATAATAACAGTGGAACTTTATCTGGTTTAACAAGAGGTGCATCAGGTACAACAGCAGCCACACATTCATCAGGTGCAACAGTAACAGATGCATCAAACTTTTTTTCATGGAACGCTGCAGCATCAGGAGATATTGTAACTGCACCTGGACTTTGGTCTTTAGATAATTTTGGTAATAAACTTATTGCAACTATAAATGGTGGTGAAAGTTTTGAATGGAACTCTAACCCAACAGGTGCAACATCAACTAGAGCAACTATTATAACTGGTGCACCAACAGCCTCTGCGTTTACACTGACATCTACTCCAGATAGACACTTAGTATTTTTTGGAACAGAAACAACAATCGGAACTAAATCTACACAAGATCCTATGTTTATAAGGTTCTCTTCTCAAGAGGATATTAATACATACGCACCAAGTGCAACTAACACTGCTGGTACACAAAGACTTGCAGATGGATCTAAAATTGTTGGAGCAATCAGAGGTCGTGATGCAATTTATATTTGGACTGATACTGCATTATTTACTATGAGATTTGTTGGTCCACCTTTTACATTCTCATTCCAACAAGTAGGTACAAACTGTGGATTGATTGGACAAAACGCAGCTATTGAAGTTGATGGTACAGCCTATTGGATGTCTGAGAATGGTTTCTTTAGATATGCTGGTAGATTAGAATCATTACCATGTTTAGTTGAAGATCATGTTTATGATGATATTAACACTACACCTAAACAACATATAAATGCAGGATTAAATAATTTGTTTGGTGAAATTATTTGGTTTTATCCAAACTCAGGTTCTGGTGTTGTAAATAGAATGGTAGCTTATAATTATCTAGACTCAAGTCCCGAGCGACCAGTGTGGACTACAGGAACACTAGCAAGAACAGCATGGGAGGACTCTGCTATATTTGGTAAACCACATGCAACAGAATATGACTCAAGTGCAGAAACATCAGATACAGATGTTAATTATGTTCATGGTAACACAGATGGTGCATCAACTTATTACGAACATGAAACTGGTTTGAACCAAGTTAAATTAGGTCAAACAACTGCTATTGCAGCAAACATAGAGTCCGGTAGTTTTGATATTGGTCAACAAGGTTTAGCTGGTGATGGTGAGTTTATGATGAAAATAAGAAGAGTTATACCAGACTTTTTAACACAAACAGGTGAAGCAAGAGTCACACTTAATTTAAAAGATTTTCCAAATCAAACAAAAGCTAGTTCTTCTTTAGGTCCATTTACAATTACTAGTAGTTCTACTAAAATAGATACACGTGCTAGAGCTAGAGAAATATCACTAAAAGTAGAAAACACTAGCACAAGTCAGTTTTGGAAATTAGGGACATTTAGAATAGATTATCAACCGGACGGTAGAAGATAATGCCACTAAATAAAAAAGGTAAAAAGATAATGAGTTCTATGAAAAAACAATATGGTAAGAAAAAAGGTGAACAAGTTTTTTATGCGTCACTAAACAAGAAAAAAATTAAAGGAGTTAAAAAAGCATAATGGCAAAGATAGTACAATCGTTAACACAACCACCAAAAGAGTATGATCAAATTTCATTTTTATCTTTAGTTAGAGATTTAAATGGTTTAATAGAAAAATTAAATACAACGTTTCAAGAGGAG